AGGTGCGTTCAATGGTGGAAACCCCAGTGGTTTCACTAGCGGAGCGGGTGGTTTGGACAGCGACACTTATACTCGCTGGAAAAACTACACGTTTAACTACTCCGCTATCACCGACCAGGACGCCCTGGCAAAGATGCGTCGTTGTTACCGTAAGATTGGTTTCAAGAGTCCTATCGACATTGACGATTACCGTAAGGGTAATGGCAAGTCGCAGCGGATTTACATGGATGAAACCACGCTTGATGATTACGAATCTTTGGTTCGTAAGCAAAACGACAACCTTGGTAATGATGCTGCGAAGTATCAAGACGAGACTGTCTTCAAGCGTACCCCTGTTGTATGGGTTCCGTACTTGGATGATAACTCGCCCGAGACGAATCCCATTTACTTTATCAACTTTAACAACTTCCATCCGATCTTCCTGAAGGGTGATGTCATGCGTGAAACGGAGCCTGAGAAGGCACCGGGACAGCACAACGTATTTGTTGTGTACGTCGATACGACATGGAATCTCCTCTGCACGGATCGTCGGGCTCAGGCAGTTGGTACTAAGGTATAAGGAGCTTAATCATGGCATTTACACCGCTTGTATCCTATCAGGGTGCAAATTCCGGTCGTGGCCTAAGCCCTGGACTTTGGGCCAAACAGCCACGAGATTTCCAAGACCTTAACGTAGGTTTTGGACTTCAAAGTGATTTTTTGAGCTATGAGGCTGACTGGCTTTTTGCTCAAGACGGCAGCCAAGGTGCTGTCAACATTGATACTGCCGCTAAAGGTGGCGTTCTTTTGTTAGACTCAGCAGGAACTGACGATAACGAAGGACCCGACCTTCAGGTTGGTGGTACTGCTGCTGCGTCTAGCTTTATTGCTAGTGCAGATTCAAAAATTTATTATGAAACCCGCATCAAAGTTGTGGACACGCTTGCTGCCGCACAGCTTTTTGTGGGTATAGGTGCAGTGTTGACTCCGTTTATTGATTCGGACGCAAATGCTTCTCCTAACCATATTGGTTTTGAGTCGTTCAGCAGCACAAGCGCAACCTTTGCTAGCGAGAAAGCGGGCACTCGAAGTTCGACTGCTGCTGCTGCCACGTTGGCCGAGGACACCTACATTAAGTTAGGTTTTGTTGTTGACGGTGTTAGTAAAGTTACGCCATACGTTAATGGCGTTGCTGGCACTGCTCTTACTACGAATATCCCGATTGTTGCGGTAACCCCGACATACGCTATTCGTTCGACAGGAAGCACTGACCCAATTCTCCATATTGATTGGGTTGCTTGCTACCAAGAAGAGCAGATTGACAACTGATGCTTAGGAGCGGGACCGGGGGAAACCCCGGCCCGCCATTTTTAAGGAGAACCAGATGGATTTACAAAAAAGACAAATCGAACAACTACAGCAGATTCGTGAAACATCATTGATTCCTGTTGGCCTGCTTAAAATGGTGGAAAAAGGCAACAAGGCCCGAAAGCCCATTTTTGGCGGAGGATACATGAACGGAGATGACCTTATCCACCTTTCGCTAGCCTGGGATATGTCTGGGAAAGCGTCTGACATGGTTGGAAGCTATATGGAGTGGATTAACTACGAAGAAAAAAAAGAAGTCGTAGAAGAAAAGCCTAAAACCGTTGCCAGAAAGAAAAAAGTGTCCGTAAATGGCTGAATCTAGCTTATCTATTAAGTTTTCGGATTTGCAGCGAGAGATTGGCATGGAGGTCGGTTACGACCGCAACCCATCCAATTGGACTGCACAGCAAAAAGAAGACGTTAATTACGTCATAAAGCAGGCTTTGCGGTCTGTGTATCTGCCTCCACCGATAGATGAAGGACCGTCACATGAGTGGTCTTTTCTTCGGCCAGTCACCACGCTTACCACAACAGCCCCTTACAGTACAGGGACCGTAACAGTGGTAGCAGGCGTGGTAACGCTGTCTGGAGGGACGTGGCCGACGTATATATCCGAAGACGCCACGCAAGCAGAGGTAGTTGTAGGCGGCAGTACGTACCCTGTAGCAAGCTACCAAAGCACCACCCAGGTAACTCTTATTGACACAACCGTCACTGCTGCGGCAGGATCTAAGTACACAGTTCGTAGACGCTGGTATTCGTTGCCTGATGACTTCGCTGGAATTAATGGCCCGATCACCTATGACTCAGATTTCACGCGCTATCAAGGCATTGAAGAGCGGTCAGAGGCGGATATCAGAGTGGCACGGCAGAATGACAACACGGCCAATAAACCGTTTTATTTTGCTATTGTCCCGAAAGCGGAGGTGGAAAGTACGGTAGAAGGGCAGCGGTGGAGGCTAACTTTCCACCCTATCCCTGATGCTGCGTATGTACTGCGGTACAGGTACAGACGTTCGCCTGAGGTGATTAATGACGCCAACCCTTATCCGCTGGGAGGGGAAGCGTTTGGAGAAACGCTGCTTTCGGCGTGCCTGTGGGAGGCTAATAAACGCTTTGACGAGGGAAGTAAGCCAGCATTAAAGCAAGAATACCTCCAAAGACTTATTGCAGCGATCCACCATGATAGGCGACAATTTAGCCCAGACTCACTTGGGACAAACGGCGACCCCAATACAACGGCTGACACGTATGACGCCAGCCCGGTTTCAAAACGAAGAGACTTTTACTACGTAAAAATAAACGGCGTAATACCAGGAAAGTAAAATGGCAGACAAGCTATACGTGTCCATTTCAGTGGATTTGGATTCAACTCTTGCGGATACTCCCGCAATTGCAGTAGGTCCGTTTGAAGCTGGGACAATTATCTGTCCTGCTTCTATGACAGGTCAAAACATCGACTGTTACGTTTCTCACGACGAGAATGGTGATTATCGAGTTCTTTATGACTCCGATGGATCAACTCAAATACAAATTGCGGGTGCAACCCAACAGGAAGCACAAAAGATTCCCTCCGCAGCGTTAGACGGAGTTATGTGGTTAAAACTAGTGCCAGCAACAAATGACATTGCTGGCGTCAAACTTACCTTTAATTAGGAGACTATTGTGAGCGGTCACAGAATTACAGCGGATTTACAGAAAGCGGATTTTGACCAAGCCGATCCCGGCTCTGGTGGGACTATCGTAGCTGATGGCAACTGGACGGTCGTAGACCTTAGCTCTACGGAAACTGAAACAGCCGATGGAAAGCGGCGGGTGCTTGCTGACCCTGTAAAGTCAGGGCAAGTTCTTGTCATTACGGCTAAATCGGTTGCTGCTGGAAACATTGGCGTTTACAACAACACTACGAAATTAAACACGAGCAACAATAACCTGATTACGTTTGATGGTGCTGGAGACACCGTTGTGCTGACAAGTGTACCAAACGGAAGCAGTGGATACCGTTGGATTATTACGGCAAACGATACTGCCACTCCTAGCACAGTGTAACTATGGGTTATGGCGAAACAACGTCAGGTATCCCTGGTTTGGCCCGCCAAGGGGCTGGACAAGGTAGCGGCTTACGAAAAGCAACCGCCTTTCTCTACCCCCGATGCGCTCAACGTCTGGACTGATGACCGCTCAGAAAGTCGAGAGCGTGGGGGGAGTCGGCCTGGGATAGGAAAGTCGTACACCACCCAGTTAGGCTCGGGTAACCCCGTGTACCTGCTGGAAAATGTCCAGTACGTCACGGACGGCGGCAACCAAGTTACGCGCGTTGTAGCGTCTTCTAACGGCAAGCTGTACTACGAAAATGGTACGGCAATGACTGAAGTGACAACTTCTATGTCACTTTCTACTCTTCCGCTGACCGGGCAGAATTTTTTTCAAAAGCTGTATATCGGTGACTACGGTACAAACTTAAACGGAACAGACGGGAAAGTAACCGGCACCACTTTTACAACTGATACCGGAACGACGTTTGAAGGCGTAATTAACGCAAATGATTACTGTATAGTTCTTGAGACTGTCGGAACGTCAGCAACAGAAGAAGTGCAGAGCCTCAGTGCGGCAGGAACCCCTACTGGCGGCACGTTTGTTTTGACATTTAAGGGCTACAGCACAGGCGACATCGCCTACAACGCAAGAGCAGCCGCTATACAGGCAGAACTTGAGTCGCTTCCAACCATTGGTGCTGGAAATGTACTTTGCACTGGATCTACGCTTGCTAGCGGACCTATCTCTATAAAATTCCAAGGTGACCTTGCTGACGCCGTGCAGCAGCGAATTACGCCAAACAGCACTAACCTAAAAGGCGGGACAGATGAGGTCCAGCGGCTTACTGTAGCTGGTTCGCCAACAGGAGGCACCTTTGCACTTCAAGTCACGATTGATGGAAAGCTAGAAACCACAACGGATCTTGCTCACAACTGCACCTCGGGTGACGTGCTTGCTGCACTCAGGGCTTTAACTAACATCGAATCACCTGATGATGTTGCTGTAAGCGGGGGGTTTGATTCAGGAACAACAATAGACATTACGTTTCAGAACAACCTTGGGTCAAGAAACATAAGCGCAATAGCTGTGTACAGGAGTGCCTTGACTGGTGACGGGGATGAAGGAATCACGCAAAGCACCACTACGGCGGGTTCTGGCCTTACGCTGTCAGTGTCCAGAGTGACTGTTGGGGGTCAAGGAGGCGTTGTTACCGGAAGTTATAAGATTGCAAGCGTATCAGGGTCCACGGTTACGCTTGAAAATAACCCAGCTTCAGCCGGTACAAAGTCTGGAATTAAATGGAGGGCAGAACGAACCGTCAAGGTGTACGATCCTTCAGACAATACGCTGGCAGGATTGTACTCTACATACGGAAAGGGATCGGCACCGTCAAATTGCTTTATTGTTGCGTCTTGGAGAGGCAGGCTGATGTGCGTCGAAAAGTCGGACCCATCAAACGTGAAAATGTGCCGAGTCTTTGATCCAAACGACTGGGACTACAGCCAAACAGATGCCGCAAGGGCTGTAGAAGGAAACTTTTCGTTTTCTGGTGGTGTAGGCGAGCCCATTACGGCAATAATCCCGTTTCACCAGAACTGCTGTATTATTGGCTGCAAGAACTCAATATGGACGCTAAACGGCGATCCCGGTGCAGGCGGTAACGCTAGGCGAATTGACCACGAAGTAGGCATTCTTAGCTCTAGATCCTGGTGTGTAGTTAGAGGTGGCTACCTGCTTATTATGACTAAAGATGGCTTGTACATGATACCGCCTGGGTGTGGGTCGGCCCCAAAAAGCGTGTCCAGGGAATTTCTCCCAGAGGAACTCCTAAACATTGACACTTCCACAACCGAAGTCACTATGGCCTACGACATGCGGCACAGAGGTGCCCACTTGTTTGTTTATAACGGCACAAACACGTCGCATTGGTTTATTGATGTCCACACCAGGGCTCAAGGGAATACGTTTTCTGCGGCTTTTTGGCCTGTGGCCTACAGTGCCGACCACTCTCCGGCTAGATGCTTGGCTCGCACATCGTATTCAGGTACGGATTCGCCGGTTTTGTTTGGCGGAAAAGACGGATATTTACGAAACCCGCAAAGGGCATTGGATCAAGATGATAGCACTACTGTCGCATCTCATATTGTGTTTGGTCCTTTTGCTTTGGGTGACAGCACAGGAGATATTGAAGGAAAGATAAACTCAATATCAGCGGTTCTTGCAAGAAACAGCGGAAGCGTTACGTGGTCGGTTCATGTCGGACAGACAGCGGAAGATGCAGTTAATGCAGCAGCCAGGGAGTCAGGGACGTGGACTGGCTACACTGATGCTGGGCTACAATACAAAGCACACCCTAAAGCCCGAGGTGCTTTTGCTTGCATAAAAATAAGCAGCACAGGAACGTAACATGAGCATTTTTTTTAACAAAGATGTGTATTGCGCAATTGAGCCTCCGCACTCAGTGTCTAGTTTTCCTGCACCAATTGATGTCTCAATGGGCGCGGGTACTGGCGAGTTTAATATGCCGCAATTCCCTGAAATGCTTGATTACATTACACAAGCCATCCCGTCAATTAACGCAGGAATACATGAGTTTATTACTGAAGTGTCTACAGCGTTTGACCAAGTAGAAGAAAACATGGTTGATTCAATAGATTTCTCTCTTGGGAATTTAGATACGGCTGGGCTGTCAGTAAAAATGAACTCCTTTAACCCCTCCACTCATAACATAACAAAGAAAGTCACTAACCCATTCCTGAACAACATTAACATGGGACGGCAGCCTTTTAAGAGATTTCCTGTTATGCCAGCGGTTACCAAAGGGGTTATATCTGGAGCCGAAAACGGAGTCCCTGGAAGCGGGCCAGTAAATCTTCTGTACCATTTATCCGATCAGCAGCCAAACCAAGATCATATCGATGCATTTGAAAACATGATAAGTCAGGTGCAAAACGCAACACAAACCGGCAATTGGTCTGAGGCAGCGAGCGCAATGAATGACTGGGTGTCGTCTATTAACGCTCGCCTAGAAGAAGACCCAGGCCCAGAAGACGGGTTTTCAGAAAATGATGACACTTTTAGCTGGATTGCTTTAAATGTTACGTGCGGTGAAGTAGCAGCCGGAACAAACGTCCTATTAAGCCCTGACCAATACAACAACCTATGGGTCATAGTAGCGGGGTGCGATTGTTGATATTCAAAAAAAACAACCCAGGGTGCCCGTGCTGCAATTGTCCTTGTGCGTGTTATCCGTTTGACGGAGATTCTACAGATTCAGCAGGCAGCAAGCATTTAACCGCAGTAAATGAATTGTACACTTCCGACGACGGTGCAGCGAAAATGGCTGGATCGACATATTTCAAAGGTGACGATCACAAGTGTTACGAGATAGGAACAGAAGGGCTAGCGTTTTGGTTTTGGCTTAAACCTGAAACTGAATGTGGTACTACGGCAGCTCCGCATTTTGAAGGCGTTGTAACTAAATCAACTGTAAATTTAAGTGGTGGAGCCGGAAATTTACTTGACGGAGAGTGGGGGGTTTATTGGCATAACTCAACATCGCCGGGTACGGGTTTTGCCGGTATTCTTTACTTTGTTGCAAAGCCAACCGGGGGAATTGATTATATTACAGTTGGCCAGGGCGGTGCTTTGTGGTTTCACGGATTAAATACAAGTGACGGTTGGACGTTTTTCTTTTTATGGATGTCTCCCGACGAAAGAAAAATGTACGCAATTGTAAACAACAACTCCACGTTAGAAGAATCGCTCCCGGCGGGACAGTCGTTTACCGCCAGCGGCACGAATGACATGTACGTTGGAAATAACGAAGGCTATGCAATTCTTGGATCGCAAGCTATAGGGACGGTCACAAACAGAACATTTAACATGGATAATTTAGGGTTCTGCAAAGAGATAGGCACTAAAGCAGAAATGGAAGCAAGGGCAACAAAGTTATATAACAATGGCAGCGGTTTGGCTTGTAACAAGGCAGGGCTGTAACAACCGTAAAATCTAGAAATTAGGTAAGCAACGTGAGTCCTTTTAAAAAAGCTGTAAATTACGGAAAAGACACACTTCAGTGGGTATTGGGCGGAAGTCCATATCGCTCTAAAACGGCCATAGATGTTATATTTACAGAGCTTTGCCAGCCCTGCGAGCATTTTGAGCAAGGGCCGGTTTTCGACTACGGCAGGTGTGGAAAGTGCGGGTGTCCGCTTAAACGGCTTGGACGACAAAGAAACAAGATAGCAAGGGCAACATCAAAGTGCCCAGTAGGAAAGTGGGGGAATTGAGATGAGTTACAGCGCAGACCCAATGCTTAATCCGCAGGGCTTCAGGAACCACTGGACAGGGCCGGGGAGTTACATCCGAAAGCCGGACGGGTCAGTATACCACAGACATTCCGGCCAACAAGTTCGAGGCCCGGATCTGGGCCACGCAGCTAACGCTCGGCGGCAACGGGAAGCACAAATTCGAGCCAACCAACGAAACGCCCGGCTTAGAGCCAGTATTGCTCGGTCCCGTTCTTTTGCACCGGGCGTCACCGGCCTCAATGATGGACGGCAGCGAGGCTACGGGCGACCTTCTGGCGGCACATCGGGCGGGCGTACATCGCTCGGAAACACACAGTCATCAATCAACAATGCAAATGCGTATATCACTGGCCTCAACACAATGGGCACGTCAAATCTAAACGCAACAACATTACAGGTTCGTGGTGAAGCACAGAGAGGCAGGGAGACCGCAGTAGAAATGGCAAAAGGGGCATACGGTCAGCTTTCAGGCCATATTGGGTCGTCACTGGCATCAGAGCGGCAAGCAGCCGCCAGGGCTGGATCGACGACTCAGCAGGCAATTAACCGAATGAATACAATGCAACCAAACAGTTACATTGACCAAGTGTATGGACGGCATTCGCCTGGATACATGGCTAACCTTGCTAATCAGCAAACGGAAGTGTCGAACCTTGCCAGGGAAAACGCAGCCCAGCAAACAAACGTAATGGATCAGATGGTCGCTCAGGGTCGGGCTGACATCGACCAGACCACTGAAACTAGATTAGCTGAAAAGCAAAACTACCTTAACGCTGTGGGTGCGTTTAGCCAGCAGGGCATGAACTTTTTGTCGCAGCAGTTTAACTCTGCTTTAGAGCAAGCATCGGCTTTTGGAAAATCAGCAAAAGCAAAGATTGACGAGCTTGCGAATGACCAAATAGCCCAAGCCCAAATAGCCCGAAGTGCTAGCGGCTTCCAGGGAGGAGCAAATACACAGCAGGTTTTGGCTAACGCAAGGAAGCTCGAATCGACAATTGGGGTAGACGAAAAGGTTGCCACGCTCAAGAACTCCGCAACTCAAGCGTTTACGCAAGGCAGTATGAATGTTCTGTCTCAAGTCTTAGGAGGCCAAGAAAAAGCTGCACAGTGGGGCGACCAGATAGCCTCGCAGGCACTAGACGCAAAGACTGCGCTAGGAAAAATGTCAGCCCAATCAAAAGTCCAGACACTAGCAAACCTCGGCAGCGCACTAACTAACGCAGCCAATGCTAAGTATGACAAAACAGCAGCGTGGTTTGAAAAAAACGTCGTTGACAAGATCAATTTCAAGAAAGACCTGTCTCAAGCAGACATTGCTAGAGCCAACATGCTTGCCGGTTTAGACATCGAGACTGTCCGAAGAGCCAACGACAACCAACGAACAGCACTGGAAAAGCTCACTGATAAAATGTCTGCTGCGTTTGAAAAAGAATCAGACATAAAGGTAGCAAGCATCCAAAAGTACAACACAGACTACTTGAGGCTCATTACAGACATTGCTCGAATGCGAACCGATCTACTGAGAACGAAATACCAAACTGACGCTGCGGCTGCACAGTCAGCGCAGTCTCACCGGCAGAGCATGGCTGCTGCTTCAGCAGCGTCAGCGCAGGCGCATTCAAATCAACTTAAACAGATGGCTGCGCAACAGCGATTAAGAAACATGCGAGCGCAAGGTCTAATAGCATGAACTTTGAAGAAGCTCTTGAGATTGCCGCCCGGCACCGCGCATTAAACCGTGCTGGTTCAGAACAGTATGACCGCCTTAAAGGCTCTGCGCAGCAGCCGCCTGCTGATCCGCAGCGAGCAGAAGCGAACCAGCAGCGGTTTGAGCAGCTATCATCTCAAGCCCAGCAAAAAAGCATGGCAGAGGAGCAGCGGCAGCAGTTCCAAGACCAGCAACAAAAAGCCGCTCAAGAGCAGCAAAGCCAAAGCGAAATCCGTCAAATCAACAAGACAATAAAAAGCATTCAAGACAACCCTGCGTTGACAGAGCAAGAGAAAAGCGACCTCATTCATAGCCAAGAGCTAAAGAAGATGGAGCTAGAGCCTGAAATGCCGGAGGACCGGCCCCCGTGGCCTAGATGGCAAGACCCAGGAATGAAATGGGTTGAGGAAAAGCGTGGTGCAGGGGTAAAGGCAGACGGATCTCCGTGGCTTGTTACTCTTACACGCGCAAACCGTGGCGACGTGCAGGTTCTTCATGACGAAAAAGAAGAATACGACAAGTTTATGCTTGAAAGCCGAAAGCTAGATATAGAGCAGCGTAAGGCGGACATAGAGGATAGAAAAGTCGATGCTATGATGGCTGCCAACGAAGCGAAGCAGGAGGCTGAAAACGCAAAAGCTGAAAGGGAGAGGTTTAAGCGTGACGATGATATAGCTAGCTCGGAAGAAGATCGATCTGTCGCCGCCGCTGAACGAAGGGCCGCAAAAGCCGCATCGCAGCGAGCTAATGACGAACGAAATCAATGGCAGCAGTCGCAGTCAGGGAAAGAAAAAGCCGACCCGCAGCCCAACTGGAACCAAGTGTTTGAGCAGTATAAAGCCGAAGAATTGCAGAATGAGATGGAATCTTCTGCGCCTTCCGGCAGCAGTCAGATGGCGATGGATGCCGCAGGCTCCGGCATCATTGATCCCGCCACTGGTGAAGGTGTTGTACTCAATAATGAAACCGGAGCCTATGAGGTTCCGATGTAATGCCGTACGTTTGGGATTCCAGGCTGCAAAAGCTAGTCTGGAAAGATAGTGACCGCTGGCGAGGGCCAGACGGCACAACGTATGAAGGCTCTCCACCTGAAGATTGGACTGTCACTGACTCTGGCACGGGGCAGTCTACGTATGACCGCTGGGGTCATGCACAGGCACAAGGGGATAGTTGGTACGAAGACGTACCCGCATCTGAGTTTTACGCCACCGAGACACCATTTGGCGGTGAGATTCAATACTCTCCCCCTCCTCCACCTCCTCCTGCGCCAGCAGAGCCGGTGTACTCTAACTGGCAAGAAGACCCATCCTTACGAACGCCTGCCATAAACAATTACTGGACATATATAAATGGACGGTTTGAGCAGGCAAAAGCACAGGATCATTTTGTATGGGATCGAGCAGGTCGAAAGCATAAGGCATCTGTTTATTGGAAGGAGCGCATCGACAGTTTTGACCCCAGGCGATCTGTAAACGTACAGGAGCGAAACAAAAAAGCTATTCAGGCTTGGCGGCAAAGACTGGAGGCGTATAAAGCGTCTCTCATTGAAAACGACCCCGTGCTTAGGAAGTACAAAGAAGAAGAAGAAAAAATACAATCGGGAGACCATGAGGAAAAAGACAAAAAGCGTTGGGTAAAGGAACTTCACGAAAAATACATAAAGCGACGATCAGAGCTTATAAAGCTCGCCAATAAAAAAATCCCGCCGCCCAGGCTTGAGACGCTTGACGGTGTCATGGTTAACCGACACAGACCGGCGGGAGAAGACCCTGACGATTATGCGAGTCGTTTGCACGCGGAAGCACAGGAAGTAGAAGCCAAGTCAGCGCAACAAAACAGAACGAACAATGTCAAGGCACAGGTAACCGGCAACGCAGAAATACGAAAGCTATTTCAGGACGCAATATCTAAAGGAGTTCGTTCGTTTGAAGCCCTTCAGTCTTCGTCATACTACAAGCCTCGCTTAGATGCACTGGTGAACGCATGGTTATCCAAGACAGGAGAGCCTTTTAGTGCGCAGCACTTGCAATTCCTCAAGGAACAGTTCCAGGCATTAACTAACGAGGACTATTACCAGCAAGGTCAAGAAGAGTACGAAGCAACGCACGCTCAAGACCCAAGCCTCGACACACCAGAACAAGCCGAAGCAAGGGCCGCCGCAAAGCAAACGCCTTACGGGATAATTGCAGAGTCTAAGAAAGACCACGAAAGCAAAGTTGCGGCAGGAAAAAGATCAAGGCACGGAAAAACGTTTGATCCCCAGGACGCCTTGGTTAACGAGTGGGGTGACGAGCATGCGTTCCATGAGCCCGTTACATTTACTGGGTCAGACGGTGAGCAGCACACAACTACAGAGTATGCCATTCTTAACTATGACTTTACTCAAAACGTGCAGTCCCAAACCAGAAAGACGAAAGATGATTGGATTAATTTTCATCTTGATCGACTAACTAAAAAGTACTCAGATCAGCGAGGGCTTCCCCCATCTCAGGCGTGGATTAAAAGGCGGCGCAAAGACCTGGAAGATATGTGGGAGTTGAATAATTCCCTGGTTGTCTCAGAAGGCGACACCATGAGGGTTGATGATCGCCTTGGCCTTAAAGCTCCAAGAACTGGTTACCAGCACACATTCCTACCCTGGGACGCCGACCGCATAGACAGAAATTTAGCTTACATAGCTTCTCCAGACCTTGGTGGTACAGAAGAACAACAAAAAGAGATTGACAGGCGAGTTGCACAAAAAGAATCCGAAAACAACACTGCTAGGGAGGCGTGGGAACATACGGAAAAACGCTACGAGCGCGTCGCCCGAGAGATAGAAAAACGATTCGGTAAAGAAGCAGCCAACGCATGGAGGGCTGGAATTAAATGGGACGGAAACCAGTTCACGAAAGGGGCTGGTGCGTATCACTCCAGAATGACTGTCGCAGAGATGCGCCCCGTCGTTATGGCGCAATATGTTGACCAAGCTATTGAAAGCGGTCAATTAAAGCTAACCCCAAAGCAGCTAAGGTGGTGGTCGAGTTACAAAACAAACAACAAACTTAACGCTACTTGGATGGCGTGGGCATCCCCGGATCCGTTTGAAGGCGTGACATGGCAAGAAGCCATCGGAAAGATAGTGCCAAGAGATCACCCACTGTATGACAGGATATGGAATATACCCGACGAGGAAGTGGCTGACTTTGTAGACACTATGTCAAAAGGCCAGTACTACAAAAAATACGGGGTTATGCACAAGTACGGGGTAACTAGGTTTTTAGCCGACAGTGCAGGTGCCGTAGGTCTTGACTGGGCTTCTCTTGGATCAGCAGTGCCAGACGTAATGGGACTAACCCGAGGCGGACTTGGGAGATGGATCAGGATATATGACGATATGTATCAAAAATCCGCCCATGAGGCCCGAGAAAAATGGATAGCTGCCGGAAAAAATGAGGCTGATAAGAAACATCGCAGGCTAATGATTATGAACGAGCAGAGCCTGGGCATGGTTGGGCACGTTTTAGGTCACATTATGGGGCCGAACGTGGCTAGATGGCTGAAAGGGTCGCAAGCCGCAACATATGTACCCGCAAACGCGCTTACAAAGCTCAAGTTGCTTCCGTTTGGATCTAACTTTTCATTGCAGACGTTTTTAAACATTGCTGGCCCGATTGCTTTGGCTACCAACAGATCGGCAGGGAACGTCTACCAGGAAGCTAAGGAATTTGGCGCGTCAGACAGCACAGCAGCGTGGATGGCATCTAACGAGATGGCTGCCGAGGTTGTAACCGAAGTTGTTGGAGCGGCACTAGGGGTCAACTGGATTAAAAACATGATAAGGGGTTATAAGATCCCTAAGAAAATAACGATTAACACTTTGCTGCAAAACACTACTTTGCCTGCATTTAAGCGGTTTGCAAAACAGTTTGCCGGAAACCAGTTAGAGGAAGCGGTAGCCGAATACTGGTCCAG